CTGGGGCAGGTCAAAGTCCTCCGCTTCGTTACTGATGGATAATATCGAATGAGCGTTTTACAGTTTTCATTTATAATATCGGAACTCGTCGGTACGAAAGGTTTTAACCTGCCCGTCGGGGTGGATCCAGACTATCCTTGATACTGACGCTGGTGAAAGGGGTGAAGTTCCACGCGTTTTTATCGCGGTTTTCTGGTGTCGTCAGCGTAGTCTGACAACGAAAAAAGGACTCTCGATGAGTCCTTTTTTCGTACCCTTATACTCTTCTATCTTTCCCTCATTCCTTCCCCACTTCGATAATCTTCGCCTTATGGTCGAAGGGCACGTCGGTGCCTGTGACCATGGTCTGTATATTTCTTGTTTCGAGGAAGTTCATGAGGGCTTTTCTTCTTTTGCTGTCCAGCTCGCTTCCGATGTCGTCCAAAAGGAGGACGGGGTATTCGTTGGTTTCTTCTTTGATGTATTCCATCTCGGAGAGTTTCATGGCGAGGATGGCTGTCCGCTGCTGGCCCTGGGAGCCGTAGATGGAGATGTCCATGCCGTTCATGAAGAAGGTAAGGTCGTCTCTGTGCGGGCCTACGGAGGTGTGGCAGAATTTGGCGTCTTCTTCGTGGTAGGCAGCGAGGCGTTCGAGGAACCATTCTTCGTCGAATCTCGGCTCGTCGGATCCGGCTTGTTTGTAGCGGATTTCGAGGTTTTCCCTGTTTCCTGTAAGGGCGGATTCCATATCGGGGACGGTACCGTTCATCTTTTTCAAGGTTTCAAGGCGTTTCCTCACGATGTAGGCGGCGCATTTCCCGATCTGTTCGTCCCAGATGTCGGTATCCGGGATGATGCCTGTCATCCTGGCGTTCCTGAAGGCTGCGTTTCTTTGCTGGACGGCTCTGGTGTAGCGGAGGAGTTCGGCATAGTAGCGCGGGGAGACCTGGGAGATTTCCATATCAAGGAAGCGCCTCCTGAAAACGGGGGCGCCTTTGATGAGCTGGAGTTCGTCAGGGGTGAAGATGACGGTGCGGAAGAGGCCCATGAGGTCTTTTTTACGGACAGGGTTGTCGTTAAAGAAGATTTTCTTGCCCTGGTTCCTCGTCAGTTTCACTTTGATGGTATGCGAGACGTCGCGGATGGTGAAGTCGAGGAGGATGGTGCCTTCCTCGTCCCCCAGCCGGATCATTTCGTTGTCGTTTCCCGTGCGGAAGGATTTCCCTATGGAGGCGTAATAGACCGCCTCGATCAGGTTCGTCTTCCCGCTGCCGTTTTCGCCCGTGAAGATAGTGAGTCCTTCATCCGGCAGGATGGTCGTATCCTCCATATTGCGGATCTGGATCAGCCGGAATTTCACGCACTTCATGGCTAGGCTCCGGTCAGCTTGTATTCGTCGCCGTCGATCTTGAGCATGTCTCCGGCGCGAAGCTTCTTTCTCTTTTCGGTGACCTTCTTTCCGTTCAGTGTGATCTTGTGCGCTTCAAGGTAGGCGCCGGTCTCCCCGCCCGAGCTGATCCGGTCCGTCTTTTTCAGGAACTGGTCAAGCTGGATGAAGTCTCCGTAAATCTGTATTTCTTCCATTAGTTTCTTCCTCTCATCGGGGTGACGACGTAGCGGTATGTCTTGTCGTCCTGCTGTTCCACGAGCATCGGGCCGCTCTTCAGGAGATGCAGCGTGATTGTTTCGCCCTTGGAATGCTTCAATATATCCTCTATATAACTGCAGTTGAATGTGATGTCGATATCATCGCCTTCAAGCTTGACGGGGATCGACGTATCGGAGCGTCCGATTTCCGGATCTTCTTCGAAGACTTCGAGCACGCCCTGCTTGAAATGGAAATTGATCGTATTGTAGTTCACGTCGCGGGAAATCGGGCTGACAAAGCGGACGGCTTCGGCAAAGTCGTGGAGATTCAGTTCCGCATGGGCATCAAAGGACTGCGGGATGACTCTCTGGTATTCCGGATATTCGCCGTTGATCAGGTTGCTGATAAAGTACGTGCTGCCGATGGTGAATGCGACATGGTTCTTGGACCAGGAAATTTCCATCTTTTCCTCTTCCCCGTCCGGCAAAAGGCGGATGACGTCGGAAAGGATGCCGGCAGGAACGATGATTCTGCCAGCGGCTGTGGCCGGTTCATCCAGGGAGATTTCCTTGGTAGCCAGGCGGTGCGTGTTGGTAGCGGCCATGGCGAAGAGAGAATCATGGATTTCAAAAAGTACGCCTGTAAAGAAAGGCTTCTGTTTATCAGTGGCTGCTGCAAACTGGACGAGGCTGACCATGTCAGCGAAATCCTTGCAGCGGATGACTGCATGATTCTGATGATCCATTTCCTCGACTTCCGGGAAATCCTGGGAATTTCTGACAGGGAACTTCGAGAAGTAGGATCCGCTCTTAAAGGAAACGGTATTTTCTCCTTTACCCATTTCCATGACGATATCCCCTGATGGCATCATGCGAAGTGTACTCTGCAGCTGGGGCGCAGCAATGACTGCAACGCCGTCTTCAAAAATGTCTGCGCTGCAGGTCGTTTTTATGCCGATTGTGTAATCGTTTGCCTGGAATTCGACAATGCCATTGGCTGCAGAAATGAAAAAGCCATTGTTGGTGATGGAATTGATTTTTGTCTGTGCTGCGCGCTGGACTCGGTCGAGGGCGCTCGTCAGCTCGTTTTTGTTGAATGTGACCTTCATGGCAGCTCCTTAATAAATATGACTAATAATATAAGAGAGTAGTAGCAGGCGTAGTAGTACGCTGTGAATAAGTGAATAACTTTGTGACTATCTAGATTTTATCGATTTTGAGCCTTTGTGAAAACCCGGTGAATAATTTTTTTTCTTTTTCACACATTTCACAGATTTCCGGGGGTCTGGATTTATCCACAGTTTATGCACTGTTTTTTACCCTCTGCGGCCCGTGTTTCTTCACAATACTTTATATAGAGGCAGCTCTTACCTTTTCAGCTGCTTGGTAAGTTCATCGATGACGGCCTTCGTGCTCTGATCGCGTTTGATTTCCTTTTCCACGCGTTCGCAGGCATAGACGACTGTCGTGTGATCCTTTCTTTTGAACTTGTCACGGAGTGCCGGGAAAGAAATGCCCGGGATCAGGTTTCTGGCCAGGTACATGGAAATCTGTCTTGGAACGACATATTTTTTCGGACGCGCATTGCTGAGGACCTGTTCCTTCGTCACGCCGTAGCGGTCGCAGACTTTGTCGATGATGATATCGACCGTCAGCGTATTGCCGCCGTCGAGCGGGATCTTGTCTTTCAGTGCTTCCATGGCAAAAGGCAGTGTGATCGGCTTCTCTTTGATGCGGGCTATCATGACCAGGCTGTTGAAAGCGCCTTCCAGCTCACGGACATTCGTATTGATGTGGCTTGCAATGTAATCGACGACTTCATCCGGCAGATTGATACCCTGCTTTTCAGCGCGGTTCTTCAGGATGATGCTGCAGATTTCATAGTCAGGCGGGGAAATCGGAGCGACAAGGCCGCTCGAGAAACGGCTCTGCAGGCGGTCTTCGAGCTTTTCAATATCCGATGGCGTACGGTCGCTTGTCATGATGATGTTCTTCTTCTTGTCGAAGAGCTCATTGAACGTGTTGAAGATTTCCATCTTCGTCGAGTCCCTCGAGCCGAAGAACTGGACATCGTCGATCAGAAGGAAGTCCGGATTTCTGTACTTCTGGCGGAAGTCATTCGTCGCATGGCGCTGGATGGCATCGATCAGCTCATTCGTGAACGTTTCACTGGACACGAAAAGAACGGAAAGCTCCGGCTTGTATTCATGGATGTAATTGCAGATCGCATGCAGAAGATGCGTCTTGCCAAGGCCGGATGGGCCGTAAATGAAGAGCGGATTCATATTTGTATCCGTCAGCTTTGGATTGACCGCAGCCTGTGCGACGGCCAGGGCCGCCGAATACGCTACGTCATTGCACCCGCCGTGGACGAATGTCTCGAACGTGTACTCCTCATTGATGGGATTTGACTGGAAAACCTTCGCTTTTTTCGCTTCCGGCTTCTTCGGTTCTTCGAAAAGGGAGCCCTGAGCGACATCCTGGATGCTCGGAAGAGCGACCTCGTCGGCCGACTTCGGCTTCAGATTTGTGAAATCCGGAGGCGCTGCTTCTTCCGGGAACGGATCGGCTGCCTTGCTTTCCATCACGGGAGCAGGCTCATTCCCTTCCGGAAATGGCGAAGGGATGCCCCCTTCGGGGAACGGTGCCGGAGAAGGAGCAGGCGGGACAACATTGCGGGCCTTTTCCCTTTCCATATCCTTGGCAGAAGCATGGGCGGAAACGGGACCCGGGCCGTCATTCGGCGTTATTTTTGGAGGACGGTAGTTATCTACTTGTATTGTGATCTGCTGATTCTTCGTTTTAAGAATGTAACTCTCCAGTTTTCTGGAATACACATTGGCCAGCCATGCGACCTGGTACTTCGGCAGTGTGTGGTCCGTGGAAATTGTCAGTACCGAGCCTGAAAGTGAGACAGGGTACAAGTGGAGTTCAAACATTTCTGAATACTCGGAATCATTCGACTTAATATAAGTAACTAAATCCTCCCAGAGTGAAAATAGATCCATATAAAAACCTCATATGTTGACAGCTGTGATTAACCTTGTGAAAAAAATGTGAATTCTGGTGAATAAATCAAGAAATAAAAGTCCGATCAATTCGATATTATCGAAGGAAAATGCACTTGAACAACTCTGTGCAAAAGTGATTAACCTTGTGAATAACTTTATTCTATCATCTATCGGCTCCCTTGTACATTCACAAGATATAGAGAAAAAAGAATATGACAGTACCATAAATTGTGCCTCCTAAGGCGAACATTTAGTCGTAAAAGTCCGAAAAATCCCGCTGCTGCAAGCGATTTCCCTACTTATTAAGGTATAAATTTACAAAGCAGTAAGAAAGCTGTTATACTGGCAGTGAATGCCTCCCCTCCGAGTCACAAACTGCTGCGGGAGATAAGTCAGCGAAAGGAAAGAAGTCATGAAACGTCCACAGAAAGTCACCCGGGAAGACAGGCTGAGCCAGTACGCCCGCAAGATGTACGAAAAAGAAAAAATCGGGAAACAATGGGAAGAAGAACTCCCGGAAGACAAGAAAAAGAACGGAAAGAAAATCAGGACCATCCTGAACCGCCGCCTCCGTCATGACAAAAACCTTGAAGTACCCGCTAACGGCGGCGCTTACAGGAAGGAAGCGGAGTGGAGAGAATAACTCCGCAAGCAAGGAGGAAAAAATGGATAAAGACAGAATACTCGCACTGGACACGGAAACCACCGGAGTCGGCCCCAATGCCGAGATCCTGCAGCTCTCCGTCATTGACGGCGAAGGCGCTGTGCGGATGAATCAATATTTCCGTCCGAAGAAAAACTCGTCATGGCCCGAAGCCGAGAAAGTGAACCACATCTCCCCTGCCATGGTCAGCAAATGTCCCTTCATCCTCGACCATAAGGAAGAAATCCAGGAAATGCTCGGCAATGCAGAGACCATCGTCGGATACAACCTTCCCTTCGACGTGCAGATGCTCCTCCAGAGCGGCCTTACCCTGCCCGATCCAAAGAAAACCATCTACATCGACATCATGCCCCCCTTCTCCGAAAAATACGGCGAACGCGATCCCTTCACAGGAAACATCCGCTGGCAGAAACTCATCACGTGCGCCAAACACTACGGCTACGACGGAGAAGGCTGGCACGACAGCCTCGCCGACACGAAAGCGACCATCTACTGCTTCTGGAAAATGATCGAAGACGGGACCCTGAAGCTCGATAAAAAAGCAGAAGAAAGAAGCGTGAAAATAGCCTTGGGCAATACAAGACAGAAAAAGAAATACTACGTCGTCAAACGCGGCAGGAACCCCGGCGTCTACTACACCTGGGACGACTGCAAGAAAGAAGTCCAGGGTTTCAACGGCGCCGTTTACAAAAGCTTCGTCACCAAGGAAGATGCCGAAGCATGGTACGGAAAACCCGTCAAAGAAGCACCGAAAATTGTAAAACCCGCCGGCACGGCTGCTTCTGCCGGAGCACCCGCTGCGGCGAAATCCTCAGCAAAAGGAGCCAAGGACATCGCAGAAGCAGAAAAGACATTCCCGGCCAAAGCCAAGAAACTCGGACCAGCCTTGAAAGCCGGCTTCAGAGTCCCTGATACCCTCACCATCTACACCGACGGCTCCTGCCTCTCCAACCCGGACGGCCCCGGAGGCTTCGCTGCCGTATTCCTCACAGAAGAAGGAGAAGCCTTCCTCCACCTGACCGGCGGCGAACCAGGCACCACCAACAACAGAATGGAACTCCGCGCTGCCTACGAAGCCCTCAAATGGATCAGCCAGGACGGCAAGAGAAGACAAATCACCTTCTGCACCGACAGCAAGTACCTCCAGAGAGCCATCACCCAGAGATGGCTGAACAACTGGAAAAGAAACGGCTGGATCACAACCAAAGGCACCCCCGTCCTGAACCAGGACCTCTGGAAAGGAATAGACGCCTTCCTCACCTCCCACGCCCTTTCCTTCGAATGGACAAAAGGCCACGCCGGCGCACAGTACAACGAACTCTGCGACCAGCTCGCCAAAGCCGAAGCCTCCCGCTTCCAGTAGTCCTATATAGATAATCGAAAAAAGGTATAGGAAAAATCCGGAGAAAATAAAAAAATTTTCCCGCTCTTTGAAAAAAGAGCGGGATTTTTTGATGGTGAGGGGAAGTGGAAAGAAAAAACACTTATATAATTAATATCATTGTATTATATAAAATGCCTCTTAAAATTCATATTGGCAAATTTTAAGAGGTATTTATTGAAGAAGTGTATAAACTGGCGGATTTAGAAAGTGTTTAATTTCGATTTGCAATTTTAAAAAAAGTTATCTTATATTTAAAAATGTATAGAAATGATATTTTGTTTATCTTTTAAGGGGTTGAAAATAATGATTATTCTAGCTTTCTTACTCTTTCTCTTCTGTGTGATAATGCTTTTAATATCTATCATAAAACCTAAATGGGGAACATTGGAAAAAGACCAGAGTTGAAAAGAAAACAAATTTGTTTATTTTACCTGGTGATGTGTTTTGTGTCTCTGTTTCTAATGGTTAAAGCTACTGATGCGATGTTATCGCAACAAAGTGGAATATCTGAAATGAGTAGAGCAGATAAAGAATATGCTTCTAAAATGTTTTCTGTAAAAAGTTTGGGATTTCTGTTGACGATGCAAAAAATATTGAAGCAGCATTGAATTCTATTGGTGTTGAATCAGTAACAGATGCAACTAAAGATGAAAAAGGCATGTATTCTTTAAATGTTACTGCGAAAGGTGGTTATACACCGGAGAAAGGTTATACACATTTATTTTTAGACAAAGATAATAAAGTCGAAACTATTAAATTAAAAGAAATCATTATGTATAAAGATGGACAAGCCGTACATCAACCTAGCGATTATGTATTAAGTGTTAGTGAAGAAAATCAAATGGAAAGACAAGCCAAAGAAATGGTCAAAAAGGTATTAAAGGCTCCAACAACAGCTGAATTTGATTATAAAACATTCAGATACTTTAAATTAAATGGTATTGGAACCATTATTGGAACGGTAGACTCTCAAAATAGTTTTGGAGCAATGATTCGTTCAAATTTCAAGGTTCAATTTGATTGCAATGACAATATGAAACCAATTCATATGAGTTTTGAGGGCAATGAAATATTCTAATCCTAATTGACTGATTTTATCCCATTGCATATATTTTTCTAATCTTGTAAAATATCTGTACAAGGAAAAACGGCAACGTTTTGCAGGACTCTCATTTTCGGATGGGGGTCCTGATTTTTTTATTTGGAAAATCATCCATTCCCAGCTCTTTCCCCTGAATATGGTAAGATGTAAGCAAATGGTTAATCGTTACGTGTAAAATCAGCGCTTTCCCTGGAGGGCTTATGAGCAATTTTTCTTTTCTTGTTTATCGTTCGTCGGATGAGGATGTCTCTGTCAATGCTATCGTCAAGGATGAGTCTGTCTGGCTATCGCAGAAGGCTATGGCGGAGTTGTTTGGTGTCAGCAAATCGACGATCAGCAGGCATTTGAAAAATATTTTTGATGAGGGTGAGCTATCGAAGGAAGCAACTGTTGCAAATTTTGCAACAGTTCAAATGGAAGAGATGTGAAAATCTTAAAACCACGCTTTACTCAATATAAGTAACCCTTTTCAGCAAAAAATTTAATGTAGTAAATTAGAAAAACCAGTTGTTGCAAAAATTGCAACAACCACTCTTCAAGGAAAATAAAAAATCCAACAAAAAAGAAACCGCTCAACCCGAAGCGGTTTCTTTTTTATACCTTATATCTTTTTCCTTATTTCCTTACTTATTCTTTCCCCATGATTTCTTTGGCGATGACGTAGCCTTCGGTGTAGTTATGGCCGAGGTTGAGGCCGAAGATGTCGAGCGGGTAGTCGATGCTGCCGTAGAAGTTGCCGGCGAGGTTGCCTGCGGCGTAGAGGCCCGGGATCGGGTTGTCGTCTTTATCCAGGCACTGCATCTTTTCGTTGATGACGACGCCGGAGCAGCCTACGGTGAAGCGGATGTGGCGGTGTACGCCGTAGAACGGTCCGACTTCGACGGGGCAGAGTTTTTCTGCCGGGACGCCCATTTCTGTATCTTTTCCTGCTTTGGCCATTTCGTTGTAGTGTTTGACAGTTTCAAGGAAAGCAGGGATGTCTTTGATGCGGAGCTTTTTGGCGAGTTCTTCGAGGGTGTCTGCTTTGTAGGTGTCGATGAGGTCTTTCATGACGCCTTTGTGTTCGGAGTATTCTTCCGGCATCCAGTTCTTGAGGGATTCGAAATCGTCGACGGTCATGCCGATTTTCTTGGCTTGGTCTACGTAGCGGGAGTCGAAGATCTGGCAGTAGTGGCCGCTGTCTTCGGCGAAGGTGAGGTAGCAGTTCATGAGTTCCATGCCGACGGTTTCATCGCAGAAGCGTTTGCCGTTCAGTTTCACGCGTAGGTACGGGGCGCTCATAAGGGAGGTCGGGCCGGAATCCATGTCGTGGGCCATCTTGGTGTGGCCGACGTTTTCCATGCGGCCGCCTGCCCAGACGATCATCTTGTGGCCGTCGCCGCTTCTGCCTGTTCTCTTCAGGGCGAAGTTCGTCATATCCGGGAGGTAGTAGTCCATCATGGACTTATCATTCGCATAGTCGCCTGTGGCAACGACGACGCCTTTCCTGGCTTTGAAGAGGATGTGTTTTCCTTCATGCTCGCCGATGACGCCTGTCACTCTGCCGTCTGCGCCCTGATCGAGCATGACAGCCGGGGTTTCGTAGAAAATGTCGACGCCCTTCTTCTCAGCCAGTTTGCACATGGCCTTCATGGCAGCGCCGGTGTCGTATGGTTTCGGCCCGAAGACGCAGGTCGTGAATTCGATATGCCAGCCGGTTCTCTTCAGGAGTCCTGCATGGGCATTCGTTCCCATATCGACGACCTGGGCGCCTGCTTCCTTGCCCTTTTCAATCGTCCAGAGAACGGCCTCGCCGGATTTCTTGGCCCACATATCGAGAAGCTCCCTCTTGGCCCTGTGGCCGGAAGCAGCTTCGAGCATGGAAACGCACTTTTCCACGTCGACAGGATCGCTCTTGTCCGTCAGGATGCCTGCGCCGAAGTTTCCGCACGCAGCCGCTTCCTTTTCCTTCTGGAGAATGGCGACCTTCGCGCCCAGCTCCGCTGCCTTCAAAGCACACGGAACGCCCGGAGAACCTGCGCCGATGACGACGATGTCATACTCCTTCGTATCCGCAATATCCGTAATCGGATCCGGCTTTTTGAAAAATGATGGAATCTCTTTCATAAGTCTGACCTCCCCTTTCTATAAAAAATGGAATAGTACTATATGGCATTATCTTTCTATATCTATTATAGTCTTTATAGAAAGGTCAATCCATGGACATAAGATAGAAATTATCCTATTTCTTGCTTTTCAGCATACATGTTTTTTATGGAATGCAGGAAAAAGAAAAATCCTTTTTTGCGCACGAAAAAAGACAGCGGAATCCGCTGTCTTCATTGCTGGTGACCCAAGAGAGATTCGAACTCCCGACACCTTGATTCGTAGTCATATCGATAGCAATTCAATAAAATTTAGCAGAACTCAGAATACCGATAATTACTGACTTTTTTGTTATGGTTCCGTGTTCGTCGCAATGAATTTTGGATCCATTTGGTAGAAATTTGGTAGAAGTTTGGTAGAAACCCTTCCCTTTTTTACTTTGCTTTACGGAAAAGGTCGTCCATGGCGTCGGCGCTGGTTCGGGCCAGTTTTTCGGTGACGTGTTCATAGAGGTTCTGGGTAATTGAGACATCGCTGTGGCGGAGCTGGTGGCTTACCAGTTTTATATCAACTCCCTGGGCAAGGAGCAGGGTGGCGGCTGTGTGGCGGAGGTCGTGGACTCTGAGGTGGGGGAAGTTATTTGCTTTGAGGAGTTTCTGGAAGCAGTGGTAAATATAGCTTGGTTCGCATGGGCTGCCATCTTCGTGGCAGAAGACAAGGTCATTATCCTTGTAGCACTGGCCAAGGAGGATGCGGTTTTTGTTCTGCCAGAGTTTCATGCGGTGCAGGGCGTCGGAGACTATGGAGGGGATGCAGATGGGGGCGGCGGATGCGTCAGTTTTTACTTTATCAATTACCAGGGAGGATTTCTGTCCGTGGAAAACCTTGTAGTAGGTGCCGCCTGCAAGGATGTCGTTGTCTTTACGGCTCATGCTGTGCCGGATGTAAAGGATATTGGCGTCCAGGTCCACATCTGCCCATTCCAGGGCGCACATCTCTCCACGGCGAAGGCCGGCCAAGGCGCCAAGGCAGATGACAAGGTGGTTGATGGGGACGCTGTCTTTGGATGTGATGTCAAGAAGCTGCTGCACTTCGTCGATGGTGGCCACTTTGGCGGGGGACGGGGTGGGAGATGGTGGATCCACGGCTTCGCAGGGATTGACTGCAATCAGTTTCCATCGGACTGCTGACTTCAGTGCTACTTTCAGTACCCTGTATTCAAGCCGGATGCAGGTGTGGGACGTTCCGGCGGCCAGTTCTTCTTTGATATACTTTTCAAGGATTTCAGGAGTAATCCGGTTCACTTTCATGTTGCCCAGGGAGCGGCATATCTTATTGGAAACATATTTATAGTTTTCATAGGTGGCGGGCTTCCGGCTTGGCGGCTTGACGCAGACATCCATCCATTCTTCGAAGAAAGCACGCAGGGTGGGGATGTCTTTTTCCGCTTTTACTTTGATAATGCCTTCGGTGGCCTTGTACTCCATATCCTTTTCAATCCGTTTCGCTTCCCTGGCGGAAGGGGTACCGGTGGAAATCCATTTCTTTTTCCATTTATTCCCTTCTTTATAGTTCAAGACGACATACCAGATTTTACCTTTTTTCTGTAACATAAAAATCAGCTCCTTTAGTAAATTCGGGGCTGATTCTGCTATAATAAAGAAGTAATCAGCCTCAAGAGGACTATTACAACCGGCCGACAAGCTTTGCAGAGCCTGAGACCACCAGCCTCATCCATATTGCCGTATGGGTGAAGCTTTTTATTTTGGCTATTTAGGATTATTTAGAATTGTACAGCTTTTGATAATATTCTGTTAGCCTTTCCTTTATATTGAACGGAAGATTTGTTATTGTGGCATATTCTTTAAACAGGTCGTTAGAGCTGTCCTCATCCGAGATGATTAAAAGGAAATCCTTGATAAATGTGCTTCGTAAATATGGGGCATCCAAATAAGTAAGCATTGCTAACATTGTTCCATAAAGTCCTATCAGGGAATTTTTATCAGCAGACGTAATTTTCTTGTTTTTCCTTTCTATAAAAGGAGGACCCAAAAGCAGCCATAGGGTTTGAAATGGAATTTTATATCGTCCCTCAATTCTTAACCCGGTGAAGTTCAGGTTATGAGCTATATAATTCCTGAACTCGCGGATGGCATTCATTGACGTAGATATATAATTCGCCTTTTGCATGAAGGATAATTGGGGATTTGGAATCAAAGCCATGGTAACCTTTTGCTTGGCATTAGGTTTTAGTAGACGATAAAGGTTTATACTATTGCCAAAAGAAATGTTTTTGAAGAGAATCCATGCAGGGATGTGGTTATGATTTTCCAAATAATATTTGGTCGGATTCTTTGCATGGTGTATATCCATGGATTTTCGGATCTCCTCCATAACCTTGTCATAAGAGGGACCGTTCTTATTTATTCTTTTTTCAAAATGATGGGAATCAAGATAATACTTGTAATCTACACCAAATTCTTCTGATAATGTATACGCAAGCCTGGTCTTAAAAAGAGTTTCTATCATGCTGCTGTACTTCAAAATAAACGATTGTACATTATGGTCGAAGAGAGAAAACATATATAGATGCTCAATAGACAATCCGGAGTTAAAATATTCATCGTCATTCATAAAATGAGCTTTATATCTATTAACCAAGTCATAATAAGAAATTGTATTTAAGGCGTGAATGGCGAACTCTTCATTGTTAATTATTAACCCGTGTTTTCGTAATAACTGGACTTGCTCAGGATATGTTAAAAATGGCTTATCATAATCCATTAAATATTCTCCTAACGTAAATAAAAGGACCCACCACCTATTTCAGGTAGTGGGTCCAGTGCCCAGCAAATATATGCTGAAAGCTTTTCACTACCATAATTATAGTCATTCAGAAAGAGAGTGTCAAATTTTATTCGTTCGTTAAAACAGCAATGTCACCATTCTTTATTGGTGAAGGTTGTGGGATTTTTCTGTTAGAAACTTCTTTTTCATCGACATTCATTGGCTGGAGCGTACGCATTGTCCTTTCGAAGGAAGCTAACGGATTTAATAAGTTCTCTTTTTTATATAAGACTTTCCGGCAAAGCGAAAATTTAGGATAAGGGATATCAACTTCCACAATGTCTTTTATTGCATCGAAAGTTCCATAATCTATCCCGTCTATAATAATTGGTTCACCTTTGTCGATGATCCTTAAAGTATCTCCGTGATGGGCACCATCATTTGTCCCATAATCTATAAGCAAAGCACGATTATCTATAATTTCGATTACTTTATAGTTTTTCATTTTTTACTCCTTTATACGTAGTTAAAAATAAATGTCAAGAATGGTAGTATGTGCAATTCTAATCCGGGAAGGATTTAACTGTCCGGAAATCCCGAACTGTTGAATCCTGCTCTTCAGGGAGCTTGAACGGTTTTTTAAAGGTATTGATCTTAAGATGGTAGGAATCCCGATAAACACGAACCTTCTCAATAGGTCACCTACATTGATGTCGTAGAGCTATCATTTTGCCGGCGTCGGCAAAATGGTGGATAAGTCTTTAAAAGGCCAATTTCTGAAACTTAGATGGGGTTTAGTGCAGAAAATCTGCAATTTTCGTGTTTAAATTTCAGATTTTTTATACATGAAGGGGTTCTTCATTGTTAAAATCAGCGGTTTTTATACATGAAATCCGGAAGGCTAGTGGTTATTGCATTTTTTGCAACAACTGAAATAGCAACTTTTGCAATTTTGGAAATAGTTGCCATTGAACTGTTCGGAAAAGCCGAACGGTTGGATTCTTCTGGCGGGCAGGTTACTTCATCCAGGCCAGTTCTTTTGGAATGCCTACCAGGTGGCAGAGGTTGTAGATGCCCATGTCGGGGTGGTCTTCTAAGAATTCATCATGAAGGAGGAGTTCTACGGCAAACTGGTTGGCTTCCCGTTCAATTCCGGCATTCATCAGGAAGGAGTTGTCGTTAAATGCATGGGTTCCGGCAGTGTGGGCATGGAGGAGGGAGTGGCCCAATTCGTGGGCGCAGACGAAGGGCCAGAGGGATTCGTCGATGTCGCGGTTGATATGAATGAGTGGGGTGCGGTTGAAGCAGGAGAAATAGCCGTACACGCGGCCCAGGTGTTCAAAGAGGATCTGGTACTGCAGGGCGCAGGCGATGCGGAAGGGGTCCCGTGTCTGGTAACGGATTACCAGGTCGTTCACCGTCTTTTTAATTTGTGCATGGTTCATAGGATCATCTTATTTCTTGTCTTTGTACTTCTTCGGAGTGAACTTCTTTTTCGCAGTGAGCTTGGAAATGCGGAGGGCATTCTCAAGGGACGCTTTCATGAGCTCACGGGTTTCGGGGTTCATGGGCTCTCCTCCATTATACAAAGCGACGGTGTCATCATTTGTCATGTCGTCCAAAATATTCTGCAGCCTCACCTGAATGTCCCGCTCATCCCGTTCGTTGAGGGTAGGCGTGAAATTATTAACTGTTACCTTTTGGTCAGTATCCAGCATATTTAAAAATTTGTCTAAATCCATTCCAACAGCGACAGCGATTTTATTGAAGGTCTGAATCGTAGGGGAAATAGGTTTCCCTGTTGAGGGATTTATTCCTTTTTCCAATTGACCGATATACGCTTTACTAAACCCACACATGTCTGCGAAATCCTGCATGGAGAGCTTACGCTCTGCTCTGTACTGCTTTATCCATTCTCCAAGTTTCATAATAGGTACCTCTTTTTCATAATATACTTGTCAAATATAATTTACATTATTTTGCGAAAACTGTCAAATGCATTTGACAGTACAAGAAATTGTATGATATACTAGACACAAACAATGAGGGAGGTGATAGCATGAGACCAAGAGTCAAAGAAAGACGGCTGGAAAAACACATGTCGCAGACTGAACTCTCCGAAAAGTCGGGAGTATCTAGACAAGTCATCAATTCAATCGAAAATAATGAAGAGGTGAATACGACAACCAAAACGCTTTCCACAATTGCGGAAGCTTTGGACTGCACAATTGCAGATCTTTTTACGCCGTAATCGTCTAGTAAATCAGACGAAAAAGGAGGACAAAGATGAGACAGAGAATCTTAAATCCTGAGCAGCTCTATTCGGCGTATCAGCTGGGGCTTGTCCTTCGGCTGTCCGCTGACACGGTCCGCAAGATGGCGCGGAAGCATGAAATCCCCTACGTCATTGTAGGCGGTCGGATGCAGTTCTGCGGATGGCAGATTAAAAACTGGATGCAGCAGAATACGGTGCAGCCGGAAGAAAGGACTTGCTGAAAAACGAGGGAGGACGTGGATAAGGCGGCATCGAAATTCACCGCCATCCTCTTCATCGGCCTCTACCGCAAGCCCCGGAGCCATAATCTCCGCTGGAGGATGCGGGAGAGGGCCCGCAGGCGGTTCTGCGGAGAGAATTCGAGAAGATAAAGAAAGGACGGCCAATATGACAGACAGGCGCATGACAGTTACTCTGAGACCCAAAAGCATGGGCGAGCTGGCAGGATGGAACCTCATCCTTTCCACCTACCTGGAGCAGGGTTTCGCCGGCGGAGGAGATTTCCAAATCCGCATGGACTACAAGGAAAGCGATGGATTGACCATGAAGCTCATCAAAGGAAAAGAGAAGCTGAGAGAAACCCATGTTAAGCGGGAGCCGCTGGACGTGGCAGTCAGAGTGATGCGGAATACCTCCGGATTTACCCTGGCATCCGGGCGTAGACATGAAAGCCCCGGCATCCTGTTGGAGCAGGACACCGGGGCGTCAAAAGATACTATCGTGGTTGAAGAAGCCGCGCAAAGCCATAGCAAAGTGGAGACACTGCTAAGCCAGATGAGGATGAGAGCTCTTCTGAATGCGCAGTTCTCACTGATGGAAGAGTTAAAAGGTGTTAGGACTGCAGACCACAAAGAACTTGGTGCGGCCTATCAGAAACTGGAGGATGCATTTCAATCCGTACTCATCGCGGAAGGTGAGATTCAACGAGGGAAAGAATAATCCCCGATGCGATTTCACTGATAACCTGCAGCGTGGCGCCGGTGCCGCTTTCTTTCAACTTATTCTTGGTTTGTTCCCAAACAGATTGGCTTCTTACTGAGTCCAAATAATCACAGCCAAGGGAAGTCAGATGATAAATCCTATAACTTGGGAGGGGTTCAACAATGGAACCTAATCGGAGTATCTTTTCTGCATCCAGGAACCCTGCATCAACCAGCAGATAGACATTGTAGGCTAGCTCACTTTGGGAAGGCCACAACGAAGCCATATCTGATTCAAGAAGTAAAGGCTTATCAGAATTTTCAACAAAGAGAAGTATATCTCGCATTAAGTCCAAGTTTCTTTTCATGCTTATTCACCTCCTTTCACTGAAACAACACCAACCACATTATACCAAGGAGTGAATGAGGGGCAGAGAAGTATAGCGACAGTAAAAGTAAAAAAGTAAAGGCTAAGGAGTGAGAACCATGAGACCTTTAATCAAAAGGATACGCTGGGTGCGCATCGGATGCATACTCTGCGGCCTCCTGGCCGCCGGAGCCGTAGGCTATGGCTGCTACAGAGACAGCCTGGACACAGAACTGGTGGAGTACCGGGCCACCGTAGAAGAAGGCGACACGCTATGGGGCATCGTGGCCAAAGTGGCCACGGACAAGGAGGATATGAGTAAGCTCACATGGCAGGTGATGCAGGACAACCGGATTTCAGATCCGGGCCACCTGCAGCCGGGAACAGAACTGGTGATTAGGGTAAAGGCGGCGAGGGAGCTGTGATGACTGAAGAACAGGATGAACTCATTGCGGCAGAGAATCGGAAGAAGGAAAACTGCATACACCATCTCCTGCAGATGTGCTATGAATCCGGCGTCAAAGTGATTGATATCAATCCTATCTACGGAGTGGACAACGCCATGAATGCCGCCATCATCTACTACGTAGGCGGCAGTGAAAAGAAGGTCACATTTGAAGGAATGTCGGCCCTGGACATTGTGAAGCGAATCATTTCCAAAGGCCGCCTGGGGAAGGATGAATGGAATGGATGAAGAAAAACTGAAAGAGAAGCTCCTGGACTGGGACCAAACCCTGCAGGGAGATATCCGGAAGTATCACGACACGGGAGACAACGAGGCCTGTCAATTCGCCCTGGGCTGTCTGTGTATAGTTCACCAAGTATTGAAAGAAATGGAGGAAGACCATGAACGAGAAAATTGAGAGGGACAACGATTTGAAAGAGTACTGCCTGGACAGGTTCCTGGATATGTGCGTAAAAGCCGATGTAGATGTAAGCAACTTCGAACCCCATAAAGGCCCGGATGGAGACATCGCGGCAGTTACCATCCAGCGCTACTTTTCTGGTCCGCAGACAATCTGCGTGGAAGGCGATGCACCTATTACCATGCTGAAAGAGCTTATCCTCAAAGGTCATTTGGGGTAAAGAAAAGGGCTCTGACGTGTACCAGACGTCAGAGTCCTAAAGGAAAACTGTTTTATTTATTATATCACGAAGAAAACACCTATGAGCAAAGTAAGTAAGAAGAAATCATACATATGTTGCTTCTGTGGAAAAGAGATAGTGCCGGGAGAAGAATGCCTGGCGCGGCCCACGTGGCAGGATGGAAAGATACGTCCCTGCCACCGGGACTGCTCCATCCGCTGGGGAGCAGCAGGAAGGAGGGAACATGGGAATCGTAGAAATCGAGAATAGGAAAGTACTCTTGCTGAAGGTAAGAGCCATGACAGGTAAGGAATACTACCTGGTACTGCTTCACACACCGAAACCGGGTTGGATGATAAGAAGGGACATGAAAGAATCCATGGCAGAGATATGGAAAGACCCGGACCTGCTGACACCGAAAAAATGTAATGAGCTGGAAGGGGGAAGGTTCCAAGTCTTCCAGGTGCCTCCGTACATTCGCGGCGAGAAAAAAGGAAAGCCGAAATGGGAAAAACTTATATTTCACAAGGCCTTCGAAAGCCTAAGAGATGCCATAGGGTATATGGAAGCCGAAGTCGGGATCCATGTGCTGAAAATCATCGAATCAGAACCGGACGTACTCGGAGGAGCTGATAACAAGGGAACTCCGGATAAAGCATGAAGAGCCATCAAAAGAAAATGAAGGGAGGGCCTGAGCCATCAGGCTCCCCATTGATTTCCTTTTGATAGTAGTGGAAACATCCAGTTTCAGACAGGAGGACAACATGGAAAACACGAAGAGCATTCTCCGAATTTTTGACAATCCGGAATTCGGGAAGGTGCGAGCCGTCTCTGTGAACGGGAATCCGTGGTTTGTGGGGAAAGATATTGCTGAGATTTTGAAGTATCAAAGAACAGCAGACGCAATCAGCAGCCACGTGGATGAGGGAGAAAGGTTACCTGGTCAAGCAGGGATCCTCCTGCAATATGCCCACACAGAAAGCTATGGAAATGGGCCTTTTCAAAATCAAAGAAGGTACCTACATCAATGGCGACGGTGTGAACGTGGTAACGAAGACCGTGAAGGTGACCGGCAAGGGGCAGCAGTATTTCATCAATAAATTTCTGAAGGGAATGAAGGAAGCATGAGAAGTCCGTTTTATCAGATGTGGAAAGAAGACAACGGGAAAAGGTATGTGGTGAAGGAATGGTTCAGAGGGGGAGAAGCCTATTACCGGGGAAGCTACAAGACCAAAGAGGGGAAATGGAGAACCATCAACTCCCTGCCCAGAAGGAAGGCTCCGGAAGAAGCGGAGAAAGACCTGGAAGCGTATGCCGAAAGAAAAGGCCTGGTAAAGCTCCATCTGGAGGGGCGTGCCTAAATGATGCGGGATTGGAGGAGCCGTTTTGTGGAGGTTCAAGCTTTCAAAGAATAATTACGAAAAACTGAAAGCCCTGGTGCGGGACAGGGAAGGATACATCTCCCGGGCCAGGGAATATTTCAACATCATCGGAGAACTCCCGCCGGCCTACGGCGGGCAGATTCACCACGTTGAATGGAGATCCCACGGAGGCGGAGACAGGGAAGATAACCTGATCCTTCTTTCTTTCCAGCTGCATGACAGGGTGCACAGCGCATCCAGGAAGGAAAGAAAGGAATTAAAAGCGAAATTCCTGTCCTACCTTTCCTGCGGGGAGGTGGAGAAATGGCGAAACGAGCACAGGGAAGAGCTGGAAGAGCTCTACCGGGTAGCCGAAGAAGAAATGGAAAAGAAAAAGCGGAACGGATGCCTGCCGAAAAAGCCGAAGTGGGCCGCATTCTAAAGACTATCACAGTCATTGGCAGGAATGGGAAAGTCCTTCCGGAAAAAGTGGAAATCAGAAACACCTTGAAGGACATGCGCATCATGGCGGTGGACGCCATACAGTGGACAGGGGAGAAAGGAAGATTCATCGCCAACACCGGAAGAGGGCTCACCATCCAGGGGGTCGAAGAGGAAACAGGAGTCGTCTGGCTTCGGGCAGGAAAGAAACAGCCCATTCTGGCAGACCTGGATGCGGTGGTGCCATCCGGAAAGGATGAGCTCATCTGCCGTATCTGCTTCCAGGGAATACGAGGCGGAGTACGCTGCCCGCTGAAAGATGGCAATGTGTGCTATCAGCACTGCGAAAAATGCAGGTACGGGTACTGGACAGGAGACCACTATGCGTGCCGGTACAGATATAAAAAGGGCCCGGCGCTCTGGTAAGCGCGGGCCCAAAGGGGTGTAATTCTACAACACTATATATAGTATAGCACCAAAACACCCCAAGCAAAAGGAAGAAAAAAGCCATGACGCCGGGCCGAAAAAATGAAGTATGCGGCGTCTTGGCGTCCTCGTTAATGGTATTCATTTTCAGGATATTCTGCATAAATATACTGCGGAGCCATCGGAGAAAATGAAGAAATATCGGAAAGTATCGTTTGAGGGGTGCAGGGATGCGGAAACGTAGTACAAATTACAAAAAAGGACCTGCCTACGTAAAAAAGACAACGATAGCAGGACCTACCATCACGATTGATAAATACATTTCAGGGAGGATAGGGACAAAGGACCAGCACAGAGTGAGAATCCATCCCACGGAAGAAAAGGTGATGCGCTGGCAGAACAAGCGGGCTGAAAGGAAAGTCTACTGCCTTCTGGAGGAGAATTTCAAACCCGATGACCTGTGGTGCACCTTCACCTACCCGGCAAAGACAAGAAAGACAGCGGAGGAGGTGAGAAGGGACGTGGACCGATTCATGAAAAGAGTGAAGCGAATCTACCTGCAGCATGAGGCAGAAAGCAAGTGGATAAAAACAGGGTCCATAGGAGCCAAAGGAGGCATCCATCTCCACATGGTCATGAACAAGGCTTTCGAGGGAGCGGAGTCGGCCATAGAGAAAGCATGGCAGGACACGATAGGCACAAAGGACTGCCCGTTCCCCAGGGTGAACATCCGGCATCTGGACCGCTCCCACAACTGGGACCAGCTTGCCGCCTACATCGTGAAGAACGGAGTGGAAGGCAGGAAGCAGGGAGAGCCCATCTTCAAGCACCGGTACTCAACCAGCCGGAACCTTCGGAAGCCGAAAGAAAAGACAGAAATCATCTATGCCGGATGGTGGTCAGAAAACCCAAAGCCTTTCAAAGGCTATGAAATCATCAAAGACAGCCAGAGGGACACCTTCGGAAAGGAAGGCTACCCATACCAGACCTACACCATGATCCGGCAGGACGTGGGGAGAGGCTATCCGCTTAGGATTTAGAAAAAGGAGATGAAGAGATGAACATTGAAAGAGAAGAATCACAAATCAAAGTGCAGGACGCGGCGGAAAGGGAAAAGAATATTTCCAATGCCAGACTGGCCGCCATCGCCCTCATGTACATCTACGGCAATGGCAGTGAAAAACTGGGAGGCCGCATACTGAAGCCTACGAAATCAAGAAGGACCAATCTGGCGAATCTGATGGAAGTCTTATCATGGCAGGGGGGAAAATGAAATGAATGCAGTACAGCTTTTAGGGAACCTGGGGAGAGATCCCATCATTCGTGCTACTAAAACGGGAAAGGCGGTAGCGTCTTTCTCCATTGCGGTGAGCCGTATCTACACCACGCCCCAGGGAGAGCAGAGAGAGCTCACAGACTGGATAAACATCGTGGCATGGGGACCGCTGGCGGAAGCCGTGAGGAGTGAGCTCAAGAAAGAAAGCCGCGTCTTCGTGGCTGGCCGCATTTCAACCCGATCCTACGACGCCCAGGATGGCACAAAGAGATATGTTACCGAAGTGGTGGCAGAAACCATCTGCAGACAGCTGCAGGCTCCTTCAAACAATGGGCAGTCCTATGGAAATGGCCAGTATTCCGGCGGACAGCAGGGCGGAAGCCAGCATGGAAACTTCGGACAGTTTGGACAGGCACGCCAGGAACAGCCGCCAATGGAGCAGGAGAACCTTCCATTCAATCAGGGAAATGCTCCATTTCCGGCAGGCAATAAAGATGAAGACATTACCTTCTGAGCGTGAACCATGGAAAACAAGCAGGAAAGACGCATAAAGGAAGCCCTGAAGCAGAATCGCTCCCGTGGTATGCGCGAGGTGGATGCTGCCGGGAAGGAAAAGTACGCCAAGGAATTCGAGGACAGAAAGCCGGGGATGGAAGAACTCATGCTTTCTGGCTGCGTGCCTCCGGAATTAAGGAATAAGATGAGGTAAGACATGACAAGAGAAGAGTGGAAGAATCTACGCAAAGAAAGAGGAATGACGCTTTACACCAGAAAGCAGAAAAGATCCGGCTGGTTGGAATGGGAATTGGACGGAGTATTCAAGAACGCTGCCATCCTACGTAGGGAAAAGAAGGAATACAGGCGTGAGCCTGGATTCCTGCCTTGCGAAACCAGCTTCTGCCCATGTGAAATGGTTTTTACAAGGGAACAGGCAGGAAATCTGGATATGAGGAACAGAAGAAAAAAGCTGTAAAAGAGATTGTGAGGGAAAACAGATGAACAGGCAGGAAAGGCGAAGAATGGGAATCAAAAAGAAAGATCCCATGATATCCATAAAGAAGTCTGATATCGACGCCATGAGGGAAGAAGCCACTGCAAAGGGCTGTAAGTTTGCCTTTGGGCTAATGCTTGCAGTTCCTGCCATGGTTATCCATGACCACTACGGAGAGCTCATGAAGAAGGACGGCAGGGTAAGCAGATTTGTAGACCTCTGTATGGAACAATATAAATGCTACGAGGAAGGGTATATTACACTCGAAGAACTGGCTAAATGTCTCAAAGACGAATCCGGTGTTGAAGTCGATTGTTGGTAATGGGAGGAAAAAAATGATTAAGTTTGAAGTGGTTAAGAATTGTCTGTTTCCGGTGAAGCTGCCTAAACGCAGCACAAAGGGCTCAGCAGGGTATGATTTCTTTTCGGCATACCCGTTTGTGATCGCCCCTGGGCAGACCTCGTTCGTGAAAACATGGGTAAAGGCTCAGATGCCGGAAGATACGGTTCTGCTTCTTTTTGAACGCTCTTCATGGGGATTCAAGAAACAGATTTCAATTCCAAACGCCGTTGGAGTGATTGACTCTGACTACTACGGGAATGCTGACAACGATGGGAATATCGCTTTCGCTTTCACGAACCATGGCAGTGAGCCATTGCAGGTGAATATGGGAGATAAAATTGGGCAGGGTATTTTTTTCCCGTTCCTTCTGACTGACGATGACAAGGCAGATGGAGAGCGTGTTGGTGGTATGGGAAGCACGGGTGACTGATTATGATTGATTCCTTAACCATGCATCATGAACAGGTGATTATACACAGGATTGACTCAATCGAGGCTATCGAATACCCTGACTTTAATTAGGAAGAAGAAACTACATCGTGAGTGACACCGTGAATTACCTTTTATCGGGAATGGCTTGCAGGGCAGGAGGTGAAAGAGAAATGATGATTGTGATTATGCTTGTTATCATCTGCACCGTAATGAATACGGTGTTCGGGTTCCTTATCTATGCACGGATTAACGACCTGGAAGATGAGCTCGAATGGGAACGTTCCTACAACGGTGACCTAATGAACCAGCTCAAGGATACAAGGTATGAGGTTGAGGAAATGAAAAGGAAGGAGGACAAATGGACGGTAAGGAGGATTTAGAGTCTTTGGACGCATTGCGGATTGGGTTCAGGAAGAATAGGGAAAGGTCGGGCATGGCTATTGCCCAGCCCCATTACAACCAATGCGATGTAGAACCTATTGAAATCATGCAGATGTACTTCACTCCACAGGAGATGTATGGCTTCTGCAAAGGAAACGCCGTGAAGTACGTTCTCCGCTCAAGATTCAAGGGGCATGAGCTCCAGGATATGGAAAAGGCCCTGCAGTACATGCTGTGGTCCGTGGACGTCCTTCACGGCGTGCCCATTGACCAAAGGAAGAGGTGAGACCATGACACCATCTTATGCTGAAGAAGCGCTTGCCAATTACAAGCAGAAGGAAACAGAGGAGACAGTAAGAAAGGCAAAGCTCGAACGCTGTCCTTTCTGCGGCGGCGCGGCGGGAATCCTCATCTACCGCGGACGTGGCGAGGCACTCTACTCCGTGGCCTGCAAGGACCCGAGGTGCATTGCCTCCGAAGGAAGAAAGTATCTTAATGTAACTGACGCCGTGAAGGCGTGGAACAGGAGGGACTGATGCCGAAAGAAGGACTGCATCGCAATGTGCATTACCACAGCGACACGACCTATGAACAGGTGCTTGCCAAATATCAGAAAGAGCAGAAGGAGGCGGCAAGAAAAAACCGCGCCATGACAGCCTTTAGAGTTATCGCCACCGTTCGCATCCTGGTAAAGAAGGCGGGGTACCAGTTGATGAATGACTTGGTCATTGCCGACAGGAAGACGGGAGTCTGCTACACCAGCATCACTGAAGAGGAGGCCAAACATGTTAGAAGAAAATAGGAAGCTGCCTCCGGTGGAAGGCGGCAGGACAGCGCAATCAAGGGCGAGAGCCAGGAAGGCGGCGCAGTAATGGAAGCGGCGTGGTTTATTTTCGGGACATTCGTGGGGAGTATCGTGACAGTATTTACCATGAGCCTGTTCCTGGTAAATGGCAGGCACCGGTAATTGAGAAGGAGGAAATAGTGAGGGGAAACATAGAGAAGCTGAAGTGTTTTCTGAACTCTATCCGTAAGCAGCAGGCCGATTACCTTTCCCTGCAGGAAGAGCTCCGGCGTCTGGAGTTTGAGGCGCATAACCTTCGAGGCGTACAGATGGGTGAAAAGGTACAGAGCGGTCATTGTGCCAATCTGGAGGAAATCGTGGAAAAACTGGAGGCCTACCATGCCAAGGTGAACAAGGCTTATCTGGAGCTTATCGAAAAGCGGAATAAGGGCGAAGAACTCATAAGCAAGGAAGAAGACGGAGTCCGGCGGGCAGTTCTCAGGAGAAGGTATATCCAGTGCGAACGCTGGGGAGACATTGCGGAGAAGATGAATTTCGCAGAGTCGAACATCTACAAAATCCATGGGGAGGCACTGGTGGACCTGGAACCATTCTTCAGAGAATCGGATTTCAACTGAAGGCATAAGAAAAGCAGACTGCGGGGAGGCAGCCTGCTTTTTAAATGGGGTGAATATAGATAAAATGTATTTATAAAGAAACAATAAAAGGTTATAATATAGAGAATACAGAAAGGAGAGGAGAGCTAAGGCAATGAGTAATGATTCAAGACAAACGATGGGGCAATGGTTTCTTATCATTCTGTTGGCATGCAATCTGGCGGCGCTGAGGACTGTGAATTTCCATAATCTACATGTCCTTGACTGCCTGCTGCTGATTACGATGGTTATCCTGGCGGCGGTGAATTTTTATGGATGGGTGGTGAAGAAACGTGAGAGGCGGTAAGAGAGAAGGCGCCGGAAGACCGGTGGGCAGCGTTTCTGCAAAGGGCGTACGGAAGCAGAGACAGCTCAGGGCCTTTGATGATGAATGGGAAATCATCCGTGAGTTTTCGCAAATCGTCAAAAGGAATCCGGAGCGGGCCAAACGGATGATGAAAACAGAGTGACCAAAAGAGTATAGTAAAATAGAGTAAATGATAGGGTATAATGATAGTGTGAGATTGAGGCAAGAGAATCGCACACGGTTGTCACCTCCTAATCATTCAGGGTTTTTACGTAAGAGCACGAGCTGATGTCGATAGGCTCGTGCTTTTGCGTTGGTTGATTGGAAGTGAAATACAGGACGGATAGCATCCGTCCTTTTTGATTGTATGCGAGAAAATGAGCGGGTCCTTTTGTCAACTTTTACGGGCTGCGGTCCCGCGACCCCAAAAAAATTCTAGGTATGGGGGTTTTTCGAGGCTTGCTTTACAAAATCATGGAATGGGGTGTGATTATTTTTGAATGCTACAGAAGTAAAAAATAAAATAGCATCATCTCATGCAGAAAAAGCAAGTATTGGAATGAAAATAACCAAAGGCATCAATTCTGTCACCACCACGCAGACCGAAATGGGCCGTGCGCTTAAAATCACGCGGCAGAGGGTGAGCCAGCTTGTACAGGAAGGCATCCTTCCTGTAGGTGAAAAAGGCTCTATTCTCCTTGTGGAAGGCATCAAGCAGTACTGCCGGATGAAAACAGACGGTGCTGAAAGTGGAGAGGTAGATTTCGATAAAGAGCGTGCGCTCCATGAGAAGGCTAAGCGGGAAATTGCAGAGCTGAAGCTGGATAAAATGCGAAAGAATGCCTACTCCGCAGCCGTTGTAGAATACGTAATGACTGCCATGGCTGCCAACCTCCGGACACAGCTACTTGGAATGCCGAGCAAGCTGGCGCCTTTCCTGGAAGGGAAGTCCAAGGAAGAAATCTACAGCCTTATCACGAAGGAAATAGAAGAGAAGCTGTCCGAATTATCGGAGTATTCTCCCGACCTATTCAATGAAGAAATTGAGCAGGAAGAGGAGGACGACGATGAAATCGGCTAAAGCATTATGGGAATACGTTTCCCGCCATGGTTTGAAGCCGCTGCCGAAAACTCCTGTTTCCGTGTGGGCAGATACATACCGTATGCTTTCCAACACATCAGCGGAGCCGGGCAGATGGAAAACATCCAGGGCGCCTTACCAGAAGGAAATAATGGATGCCTTCACACAGCCAGGTATTCATCGGGTAGTGGTCAAGTCGTGTGCCCAGATAGGGAAGTCGGACATCATGAACAATGTGATAGGCCGCTTTGCCCATCTGGATCCATGCACCATCATGATGATTCAGCCCACAATCGAAATGGCGCAGGATTTCTCAAAAACACGTATTGCCCCGATGATTCGGGATACCAGAGTGCTGCGGGACCTGTTTCTTGATGTAAAGACCAGAGACAGCAACAATACCATCCTGAACAAGATTTTTCCCGGCGGACGCCTGGTTATGGCCGGCGCCAATTCACCGGCGGGCCTTGCCTCCCGTCCGGTAAGAATCCTTTTGTGCGACGAAGTGGATAGATTTCCCGCTTCTGCCGGTACAGAAGGCGACCCGATAGACCTGGCTGCCAAGCGTATGACCACCTATTGGAACCGCGTCATGGGGATGTTCTCTACGCCAACCAATGAAGGGGCAAGCCGCATTGATGTGGAATACGAAGCAGGAACGCAGGAAGAATGGTGCCATCGGTGCCCAAACTGCGGAGAATATTCGAAGCTGAAGTACACGGATATGGATGTGGATGCGAAGCAGGTCAAGGGCACTCTGGGAAGGAAGACATATCTTGTAAAATCCGTGAAATGGCGCTGCCCGCACTGCGGATTCAAGTTCACAGAAAGGAAGATGAAGCAGGCTCCCCAGAAATATGTCACTACCAATCCGGAAGCACTGAAAAACGGCTGCCGTTCCTTCTTCATCAACGCATTCTCTTCCCCATGGATTTCATGGAAGGAAGTCATGAGAGAATGGCTGGAAGCGAAAGGAGATCCGGAACGGGAGAAGGTTATCAAGAATACAAGGTTTGGAGAATCCTATGCCATGCCAAAAGCCTTCGAGGACGAAGATATCTTCATGAGAAGGCGTGAACGGTACGGCGCAGAACTGCCTGACGGTGTGCTTCTACTGACGGCTTCTGTAGATACACAGGATAACCGGCTTGAATATGAAGTCTGCGGCTGGGGCGTAGGAGAGGAATCCTGGGGAATCAGAAAGGGAATCATCCTTGGCTCTCCGGGAGCGGAAGAGACGTGGGAACAGCTGGACATGGTGCTTGACCATGCCTATTCATTCAAAGATGGGAGGAAGCTAAAAGTCGTAAGGACCTTCATCGACTCCGGCGGCCATTTTTCTTCCTCCGTGTACGCATATTGCCGGAAAAACTTCGCTAAAGAAAGGTTTGCAATCAAAGGCTATGGCGGAATCCCAGGTATGCCGTTGTATGGGAATAAACTGGGGCGTGCTGAGGATTCGACCCTGCCTTTGGTCCGTCTGGGGGTCGATGATGGCAAGGAAATGGTGATGGCGAGGCTGTCAATTACCAAACCTGGGCCGAAATACTTCCATTTCCCTTTAGATGAAGCGGGAATCGCAGAAAACAGGGGTTATGACAGCCTCTATTTCAAAGGGATTATCTCTGAACACAAGAAAAAAGTAAGGAAGAACGGGATTATTCGTGAAGTCTGGGAACCAACCCAGGGCGTGAGGAATGAACCACTTGACCTTCGTGTATACAACCTGGCATGCATTCAGTCCATTCCTAAAGGGTGGGAAGAAAAAAGTGCCATGGCACTGGGAAAAACGACTGGAAATTCTGTCAACACAGCAGCTACGGCCATTGCAAAGAAGAAAAAGAACCTGCATACACGTCGGCAGGTGGATATATGGTGAGGGAATATGAGAAAACTGCAGAATGAAAGGCTGAAAAAGTACATAGAAGCGGAAGAGGCTATCCTTGCCGGGCAGTCCTACACCATAGGAAACCGGACGCTTACAAGAGCAAACCTTGCCACGGTGGAAAAGGTCATCCAGGACCTGATTGATAGCGGTGCGGTGCTCGAGGATGATGATTCAGCGCGGAATGCATCTACGAAACGGGTAGTACTTTTAGACTGAAGGGAGAGGATTGAATGAGAAGGCGAAAGGGACGTATCAGGAACCGGATTCGTTCTCCAACCGGGGAAACGGGTATCCAGGTAAAGAATACAGGATATTCAGAAGGCGGCGGTGGGAGAACAAGCAACATTTTGAAGGCCTGGAACCCGGTTCGCTCATCGGCGAAGGCGGATATTGACACCAGCCTTTCCGTGCTTCGAGGTCGAAGCGCAGACCAGGCAATCAACAGCGCCGTAGGGGCCGCCGCTATCAACACGTCGGCCTTACATGCCATCGGCGATGGACTCAAATTATCTCCCAGGATATTCTTCAAGGACCTTGGGCTGACAGCGGAAAAAGCGAAAGAGTGGGAGAGCAATACTGCCAGAGAGTTTAACCTGTGGGCTTCTTCTTCACAGTGCGACCTTTACCGGCGTAACAATTTCTATGATCTGCAGCACATCGCGTATACGACCTATTTGACTGACGGTGACGCTTTTGCGCTTTTCCGGCGGAAAGTGTCTGATTTCAATATGCCATATTCCATCCGAATTCAGCTTATTGAAGCAAACCGTGTATCCAATCCTTTAGGCCAGGGATACATGGGGACACTTGGACCATGGGCAGTGGAAATGCGCGGACCAAACGGGAACCGCATTATCAATGGCGTGGAAATCGCTGATGACGGAGAAATCAAGGCATTTTGGATAAGCAATAAGGTGCCTTATGACCCGACGGATTTCCAGCCAACCACATGGACGAGGGTGGAAGCATTCGGGGCAAGAACCGGGAAGCCGAACATACTTCAAATCTGCCATGATACGCGGGCAGAGCAGTATCGAGGAGTTCCATATCTGGCGCCGGTGCTGGAGACACTGAAACAGGTATCCAGATATACCAGGGCGGAACTTACTTCCGCCATTGTCAAAAGCTTCTTTGCCCTGTTCTTCACCAGCACGAACACCGGAGCAGACTTGAACGCCATCCTGGGGCCGCAGGAACCGGGACAGCCGGTAGTTGATGTAAATGAATACGGTCTGGCGGCCGGAACGCTGAATGCCCTTCCAAGGGGCGTGGATGTCAAATCTGTGGATGCTTCGAACAGCCAGAGCACATTCGAGCCTTTTGTGACACAGTTGATAAAGCAGATTGCGGCCGCCATCGGACAGCCCTATGAGGTGCTGCTGAAATCGTTTAACTCCTCCTATTCTGCATCCAGGGCAGCGCTCCTGCAGGCATGGGAAGAGTACAAGCTCCGGAGAAAATGGTTTGCTAATGATTTCTGTCAGCCGATATATGAAAACTGGCTGGCGGAAGCGGTGGCTATTGGAAGGGTACAGGCTCCAGGATTCTTCGAAAATGCCCGCCTCCGGCAGGCATGGTGCGGAGCTGACTGGTTCGGACCGACAATGAGCATCCTGGACCCTATCAAAGACGTGAACGGCAGTGCGCTGCGTGTAGCCTACGGGCTCTCTACCAGGACAAAGGAAGCGGCGGAAATGACCGGAACCAATTACGAAGAAAATATCGAAACCATCGCTTATGAAAAACAGCGCGAAAAAGCGCTGGGGCTTTCATTTGAAAGTCCCATGGTGCTGGCTGATAAAGGAGATGACAAGAAAAAATGAAGAAGAAATTCTGGGAATTCAGGAATGAAGCTGACGGGCCGGTAGAGCTTCTGATTTACGGCCAGCTTGTAAGCGGAGAGTCCTGGTTTGATACAGATGTAGCTCCGAAGGAATTCGCCGATGACCTGAAAGAATGTGCAGGGAAAGATATCCTGCTTAGAATCAACAGTCCGGGCGGAGATGTATTTGCGGCTCAGGCTATCTATAACCTCCTCAAAGCCTATAAAGGGAAGGTGACTGCCCATATTGACGGAATCTGCGCCAGTGCGGCTACACTGGTTGCCTGCGCTGCAGACTCCGTGGTGATGCCGAAGAATGCTATTTTCATGATTCACAATCCGCAGACAATGGTTATTTCCTACATGGATGAAAAAGGGCTGACTAAACTGGCAGGGATCATGGACAAGATCAAGGACACCATCGTAGGTGTATATGCCTCCAGATGTGGTACCAAATCTTCCGTGCAGGATATTTCCGACATGATGGATGAGGAAACGTGGATGAGCGCCGAAGACGCCATGGGCAAGGGGTTTGCGGATGAAATTGATGAGGACTACGATGTCCATATGAAAATGGAGAATGGTTCGATTTGCATGAATGCAGTTTCCATGCCTCTCAGCGAAAAAGGGAAACTGAAGATGCAGTGTATTACAGAAGCAAAGGAGAAGAAAAAGGAAATGACCAATGGAGAGCTTATTTCCAAAATCCAGGAACTTCTCGGTATCGGCGTACAGGCAAAAGCCACCGAACCGGCAGAAGATCCAAAAGTCGTGGCAGAACGCCAGCGTGTGAAAGCACTGGACGAAATGAAGGCGAAGTGCACCAATAAATTTGCCATTGCTTTCATTGATAAGTGCAAGGAAACCGGTAAGACCGCCGAGGAAGCAAAGCCTTTCGTTGAAACGTTGTCTGCCATCAAAGATGAACCGAGTGAAGGTGCCCGCATCCAGGCTATTGGCAAACTGATTCGGGATAACATGGATTCCGGAGCAGAGGGAGTGAGTGCTGCGCCGGCGTCTTCCGGTATGGAAGATGCAGCTAAAAAGAAACAGGCGGACATTACAGATGTAGTGAACCGAATTAACAGAATCAGGGGGATTAAATAATGGCTATCAGAGAAGAAGTAGACATGGAAATGAATGGTCTTTTGGCCGGCCCGGAAGTCGTTCATCTCACTAAAAACGTAAAGATTACCGCAGGAACTGCAATGATGAAAGGTACACTGCTGACTACTACCGATGGCACTGCTGCCGCAACTATCAAAGCAGGGGTGGCGGACTGCATCCTTGCGCAGGATGTTGATGCTAAGGCCACCGAGGCCATTGTATATATTTCCGGCAGATTCAACCGTGAAATGCTCATTGCTGCATCCGGCGATACTGTGGAAGCCCACGAAGAAGAGCTCCGTGGCAAGAACATTTACATGACCGCATTGAAATAAGGAGGACCATCACAATGTCTATTGATTACAGAGATACTATCAGTCTTATCGAAGCAGTGGAACGGGCGACTCCGTCTGCATCCTTTCTGCTTGATACATTTTTCCCGCGCATTCCTGCCGTTGCGCCTACCGCCAAGGTCGAAGTGCAGTATCGCAAAGCGGCACGCCGACTGGCTCCGTTTGTAGTGCGTGGTACCAAAGGCGTGAACATGAAGCGGGATCCTGTAGAATCCGCAGTATACAAGCCGCCTATGATGGCTCCGCGCCGTGTACTTGACCCGGACGTGATTGCTGAACGCGGATTCGGCGAAGGCGTATATTCCACCAAGACTCCGGCGGAAAGAGCTGCCGATATGCAGGCAGAAGACCTGGTGGACCTGCAGAATGAAATCATTAACCGCAAGAACAAGATGGCTGCGGACATCATGACCACCGGTAAATGCGATATCGTAGGCTATGCTGATGATGGAAAGAAAGAACTGATTGACTCCGTTGATTATGGATTCGACCAGATCCTTACTCCATCCACCACCTGGGACACAGCAGGCGCATCTATTTACAGCGATATCAAGGGCATGTCTGAAATCATCCAGCAGAATGCAGGCCAGATTCCGACTGCCATGGTCATCGGCAAGAATGTATTTAACTATATGCTGGGCAACGATGAAATTATGAAGTGGATGGCCGTACCCTCCCGCGACAATCTTGGCATTTTCTCCTTTGCTCCGCGCATCATCTCTCCACAGGTAACCCGCGTGGGTCTCATTCAGGCACTGAATCTGGAAGTATACACCTACGGCGAAACCTATATGGATGATGATGGCAAACAGAAGCCGTTCATTGGGGATAACGATGCAGTCATTGCTATTACCGGAAGAGGACGCCAGCTCCATGGGGCAGTGACCCTGGTAAATGAAGCGGAAAACGGATACAACACCTTCGTTTCTCCCTATGTTCCGTACTACATCGGCAGCAAGGACGACCAGACCGTGGCGCTGGCTATGTATTCCCGCTGCATCCTGGCTCCGGAATGCGTAAACGACTGGGCTGTTATTAAGACCAAAGGCTGATAGGAGGCAGTGATGATTGTAAAAATTATCAGAAACTGTTTTTCAGTCCAGGGGAAAATCCATCGGAGAGGAGAAGAGGTTGAGGTGGACGACAAGAGCGGCGCCCGCCTCATCCAAAATCCAGACTTTGTGGAAGTCCAGACTTCCGGGGCTAAATCTCCGGTAAAGAGAAAGGCAAAGGGGAAAGAACCTGAAGATACGGACCTTCCGGCGCCGGACATTGAAGGCGCCGTAGTCAAATGAATACCTTCAAAAGCCAGGTGGAAAAGGACAATGGGAGTGTATTTCTGAATCCGGATGAATTTGGCGCGACACATACCATTAATGGGAAAGAAGTCCAATCCGTGGTGCAGAATGTGCTTACATCGGCAGAAGCCACCACCGGCGGAAGTGTGAAAGAAATCTATCCTGGCGTGTATGGAAGCCATGTCATGGTGAACTGCATGAAAAAGGATGTGGAGGAGGTACCGGTCTACGGTATGGTAATCGACCTGGATGACCATGAATACATGGTGGAGCAGGTAAATGATGATATGGGAATGCTGACTATTCTTCTGGTGGCGAATGACAGATGATTGATATCAAGTTTGATGAAAGCAATGTGAAAATGGCGGCGGCTCTTCTCCGCGTTGCACCCAAGGAAGTACGGGGAGCCGCTTCAGCCGCCATCAACAGGACACTGACGCGAATCAAGTCTAGGTCATCTGTGAGGGTACGCGAGAGATATCTGGCCAAAGCGGCAGGAATCAAAAGCAGTTTCTCTACCAGAAAGGCTTCCTCCGGCAATCTGGCGGGAGCCGCTGTTTCCAAGGGGGCTCCAATGCCGCTTGCCTCTTTCCGAATGGTCAACGCAAGGCGGGGCCCTGTGAAAGCCAAGGTGTTGAAGGCCGGTGGGATGAAACCTGTAAAAGGGGCGTTCTTCAAAAGTTTTCCCAAAGGATACGAAGGGCCCATGATGAGAACGGAAAAATCCAGATATCCGATGAAGACTCCATATGGGCCGTCTGTACCGAGCATGATTGGAAATAATCAGGTGGTAGAACAGATTGGTGAAGATGCGGAGAACTTTTACAACAAGCGCTTCGCTCATGAAGTGGACCATCGAATGGCAAAGCTCCTGGGAGGATAATGATGACCATTGTAGTAGTTGTAGAAAAACTGGCCGAACTTATCCGTGAAGCGGTCAGGGAATATGACACAGAGCAGAAAGCAGGCAGGGTGCCTATTACTGTTTATGCCGGATTTCCCCATGTTCCGGATACATCAGAGGAAAAAGCGTCATTCATCTATTGCAAGGTAGCGTCCTTCAAGGATGAAATCAATGGTTCCTTCGGAACGGCAGAAGTAGATATCGGATTCTCAATCTGTGACAGGGATAAGAAGGATGGCTGGCGGCAGCTGTACAATCTCATGGAGCATGTGCGGCAGTGCCTTCTGAAAAATCCATATATCGGAGGAGGTACCAATCATCTGGAACTCCCATTGAAAGGTGAAATCTACGATGAGCAGCCTTATCCACAGTGGCAGGGAATGATCCATGCCACCTACACCATCGACCAGCCGGAACAGGAGCTGGATTTTTCCGGAATGCAGGAGGTAAGAACGGATGAATGATAGAAAAATCTATATCGGCCCGTCTCTTTCCGGGAGCAGGCTGAAGCATGCGCAGATTTTCATTGGACCGCTGCCTCCGGACATTGCGTCCATCGTCAAAAAGCATGCATGGTTCAGAAATCTTTTCGTCGATGTAGACGATTATCGAGAAAAAGCGGAAGAGCTCAGGAAGAAGGAAACTCCGCTTGCGTTGTTTTATAGAAAAGCCAAGGAGGTTTAAAAATGGCATACAGACATGGCGTATATACGTCTGAACTGCCCACAAGCATTGTTCCTGCAGTAAATACTACGGCAGGTCTGCCTGTGATTTTTGGTACGGCGCCTCTTCATCTGGCAGAGAGCCCGGCGGATGCAAACCGTCCTATGCTCTGCTACAGCTATGATGAAGCGGTCAAAGCATTTGGATACAGCAAAGACTGGGAAAAATATACACTCTGCGAAGCAGTATACAGTCAGTTTGCCCTGTACGGATATGGACCGGTAGTACTGGTGAACGTGCTGGACCCTTCCAAACACAAGGAATCCAAAGAAAATCAGTCTATTACCCTCACCGGCGGCAAGGCTGTCATTACAGAACCGGTCATGCTGGGCACATTAAAGGTCAGAGCCCTTGAAGCAGGAGAACCGCTGAAGCGGGATGTGGATTATACCGCTGAATATGACGATGACGAAGAGCTTGTCATTACTGCTTTGGAAGGCGGCGCATTGGAGGAAAAGAATTCCTTATTCGTCTCCTATGATGCACTGAAGCCTGACCAGGTAACGAAGGATGATATCATCGGCGGCATTGATACTTCTACCGGGAAGAGCAAGGGCCTTGAGACCATTGACCAGGTATTCCCGCTCTTCGGACTGGTACCGGGTCTTATCCTGGCTCCGGGGTGGTCTCATATTCCGGAAGTCGCCGCTATTATGAAGGCAAAGGCTTCTAATATTAACGAACATTTCAAGGCCATGGTTATTGCGGATGTTCCGGCAGACGAAGTGACGAAGTATACCGATGTGTCTGCCTGGAAAAACAAAAATGGCTATACCGGAGAAAATGAAATCGTCTGCTGGCCTATGGTAAAGATGGGCGACAAGGTATATCACATGTCTACCCATGTACTGGGCGTCATTGCTTCTGTGGATGCGGCCAATGAGGATATCCCTTACGAATCTCCATCCAACAAATCCATGAGTATCAATGGCCTTTGTCTGAAAGATGGCAGCGAAGTCATCATGGGACCGGAGCAGGCTAACTATCTGAACGGCCAGGGGATCGTAACCGCCCTCAATTTCATCGGCGGCTGGAAGTGCTGGGGCAACCGGACCGGATGCTATCCTTCCAATACAGATGCAAAGGATGCCTTCATTTCCATCAAGCGTATGTTTTACTGGCATGCGCAGACATTTATCCAGACTTACTGGGTAAAAGTGGATAAGCCGATTACCAAACGCCTCATCCAGACCGTCATTGATTCTGAAAACATCCGGCTCAATGGTCTGGTGGCCCAGGGCATGCTGCTGGGGGCAAGGGTGGAATTCCTTGAATCTGAGAATCCGACAACGAATCTGCTGGATGGTAAAATCAAATTCCACACCTACTTCACGCCGCCTGCACCTGCAAGGGAAATCGACAACGTAATCGAATATGATACCAGTTATTTTAGCAGCCTGTTTGGCTGAGAGAGGAGGCCAATGAATGGTACCGGAAAAACTGATTAACTTTCGCGTTTACCAGGACGGGGACGACCTTCTTGGTATTTCTGATGTAACCCTTCCGAAATTGGATTCCATTACGGAAACCGTCAAAGGGGCGGGGGTGGCTGGAGAAATTGACGACCCCACCATCGGCCATTTCGGAAGCATGGAACTGGAACTGAACTGGCGCTCGCTGGTAAAGTCCAATATTGTTCTGGCAAAACCTACCGGAGTCCATCTGGACCTCAGAGGGGCCTGCCAGGGACATGACAGCGCTAAAAATGTCCTGAAGACGATGCCTGTCAAAATCGTGGTAGAAGGAACGCCAAAGAGCACCGACCTTGGCAAACTCGATATGGGCGCGACGACAGATACAAAGAATACCATCGAAGTGACCTACATCAAAATCACCGTAGATGGCGAAACCGTACTGGAAATTGATAAATTCAATTACATCTGCGTTATTGGTGGCGTTGACTATATGGCCGACATCCGTGATGCCCTTGGCCTGTAAAGAAAGGGAGACTTAAATGGGTAAGGTAATCAAACTGAAAAAGCCGGTTACCATCAAAGGTAAACCGGTTACAGAAGTGAATCTTGATTTCGAGAAACTCACAGGAAACGACATGATTCAGGCGGAAAAAGAAGCCAGAGCCATGGGTGTAGGTGAGGCTTCCGTACTTGCGTCTATGAAGTACCAGGCAATCATTGCAGCCAAAGCTATCGGCTGCCCTGTGGATGACCTCTTTGAACTGGGAGCCGCTGACTTCAAAAACATTGCTAAAGAGGCTACAAATTTTTTATTGGGGTAGTGGATGAACGGGGAGACTGCCGGATAATAAAAAAACTGGCTGTGAAGATGGCTATGGCCACCTTTACGCCAGTTAGCTATTATCTGTCCTGCACACTCGCAGAAATGGGAGAATATGCTGAAATCATCAGCAAGTCCATCCATGATGATCCAAGAATTCAATGAGTTTTTTGGTAAATGGAGACAGCAGCAGGAATGTACCGATAAAAAATACAATTCCCAAAATGGCCTCCAGGGTAAGACCTATTGGATTGGTATATGAACTTGGGACGCCAATAAGAAAAAGAATGAATGCAATAACCATACCAACTACCATACCCACTATGCCTGCGGCCATAGAGACGGCGATGATAGTACAGAATATCATGCTTTTTATAAACATAGTTATCACCCACCTTGATTATAGCAAAGAAAGAAGGGCAAATCCATGCCAAAAGGAATGAAGACGTTCAGCTTTACCATCAATGCTAACTTGGGGAACGGATTCACTACGGCTTTTGACTCTGCATCGGGGAAAATATCCGGACTGGCTTCTCAAATGAAGGGTCTGGGGAATATCGGAAAAGAGATCCCGGGGGATCTGGGAAAACGTCTTGCGGCGGTTGGAACCACCGGATTCAGTGCAATGGCATTGGGATTTGGGAAATCTATTGCCAGCAGCCTGTCGGAAGCCAGCAAAGAGGCTGTACAATTTGAAAGCAGTATGGCCGATGTTCGTAAAGTAGTGGATTTTGATTCGGAAGACCAGTTCAAGGAGATGGGGCAGGATATTATTGAAATGTCCAAAAACATCCCAATGACTGCAGATAATCTGGCCCAAATCGTGGCTGCCGGAGGCCAGTCCGGTATTGTCAGGGAAGACCTGGCAGGCTTTGCTGAATCAGCCGCCAAGATGGGCGTAGCCTTTGATATTTCTGCTGACCAGGCAGGCGACATGATGGCCAAGTGGCGTACAGCTTTCAAAATGAGCCAGAATGACGTGGTAGGACTGGCAGATAAAATAAACTACCTTGGCAATACGACGGCTGCCAGTGCTCCCCTGATTTCTGACGTAGTAACAAGAATCGGACCGCTGGGCGAAATCGGAGGCGTGGCTTCCGGAGAAATTGCCGCCCTGGGCGCATCCATGGTAGGGTCTGGCATAGAATCTGATGTGGCCGCAACAGGTATCAAGAATATGATTCTTTCCCTGACTGCCGGAGACAGTGCAACGAAATCACAGGCTGAAGCTTTTGCTAAATTGGGCCTGAATGCCCAGGATATGGCACAGTACATGCAGGACGATGCGAAAGGAGCTATTCTGCAGGTGCTGGATGCTATTGCTTCCCTGGACAAGGTAGACCAAGCTTCCGTCCTCTCTAACCTCTTTGGCAAAGAATCATTGGGAGCCATCGCGCCGCTGCTTTCGAACTTGGACGGACTGAAGGAAAACTTTGATAAAGTATCAGACGCTACACAGTATGCCGGAAGCATGGAGGGTGAATTTGATACCAGGTCAAGGACCACGGCCAATTCGTTAGTACTTATGAATAACCGGTTGAACGCATCAAAGATTGCTATTGGGCAGGGCCTGATACCTGTTATTACTCCGGCTATTGAACTGTTAAGCAGTGCTATAGGAGTTGTATCAAATTTCGCTCAACAAAATCAAGAAGTCGTTAAATGGATTGGTTTTGGGGCTGCGGCTATTGGGATTTTTGTAGGGGCAGTTGGGGCCATAGGCTCAGTAGTAGGCGCCTTTGAGACTGTATACCTCTTTGGACAATGGGCCAGAGCCGCAGGAGTAGCGACCAAAATCTGGGCCGGAGCGCAGTGGCTGCTGAACGCTGCCATGGGAGCAAATCCTATCGGTCTTGTTATCGCTGGGATTGCGGCTCTGATTGCGATAGGATATGTCCTTTATAGCAATTGGGAAGAAATCAGCGCCTTTGCCTCATCCATGTGGGAAGGGGCGAAGGATGCTGTAGCAGGCTTTGGCGATTACGTTGAAGAAAAAATAGGGGAAATCTGCGACTGGGCGATGGACAAGTGGCAGAGCCTGAAGGATTTTCTGGCCCATCCGATTGATACCATCGTCAGGGTTCATAGGGAATCCATGGCCGAAATGCATGGAGAAAATGTAGACTCGAATGCTTCCGGCGGCATTTACCCAAGAGGAGAATTCCTTACCACCTTTGCGGAAGACAGCCCGGAAGCGGCAATTCCGATTGACGGGAGTCGGAGGGCAGCAGGACTTTGGACAAAAACAGGACAGGCCCTGGGCCTCCTGGGGAGTGCAGAGAGAAGCATGATACCGGATAGAAATTCTCCTAGTATGAATGTGGTATTCAATCCGACTATCACCATCCAGGGGAATGCTGATGCTGCAGTTGTCCAGCAGGCAATGAGACCGACCGTCTATGAGCTGAAACGTATGCTGCAGATCCTTAGAATGGATGAAAGAAGGCATTCCTATGAGTAATACCTACATCACAGTGCAGGGAGATATGTGGGATTCCATTGCAAAGAAAGTGTATGGGAGTGAAGCAGGCATGAATAGACTGATAGAAGCCAACCATCAGTACATAGATATGGTTGTGTTTCCGGCGGGGCTTACGCTTGCCATTCCCCCCTGGGAGCCGCCGAAAACAGACATTCTCCCGCCGTGGAGGCGATGATGGAACCAAGGCAGATATTTCCGTCCATAACATATGACGGGGAAAATATCACGAAAGATATTGCCCCATACCTCAAATCCCTTTCTTATACAGACAATCTATCCGGACAGGCAGATGATTTATCCATCACCCTGGAAGACCGGAAGGAGCTATGGACGTCTGACTGGTTCCCGGACCGCGGGGCAGTTCTCAAGGTAAAACTGGCATCTATGAATTGGGACACGCTGGCATCCGGGATGCAGGCATTGGATATAGGTCTTTTTGCTGTTGATTCTATTGACGCCAGTGCACCGCCCCATGAGGTGGAAATCAAAGCCGTATCTGTTCCGGATAACAACGAGCTGAGAGGCGTGGACAGGACAAGGTCATGGGAAAAGGCAGAACTTAAGACCATAGCCAATGATGTGGCAACAGGCGCCAACATGGAACTTTCCTATGAATCGGATGAGAACCCTACCCTGGAGAGGGTGGAACAGACTGAAGAATCTGACCTTTCCTTCCTTCTTAAACTTTGCGAAGACCATGGACTTGCACTGAAAGTCTGCAATAACCGTATCGTCATTTTTGACGAAGCGGATTATGAAAAAGAGGAACCTCATGTTACCATCATCAATCCGGGGACAGTGTTCCAGAAAAAGGAAGGTATGCACTATGTGACGGCCATTACCGGATACAGGCTCCATGCATTAACCCGGGATATCTACAAAGCCTGCCACGTGCAGTGCAATGATACGGAAAGTGGAAGCAACATAGAAGCCACGTTCACTGATCCGGACAAAAAGGAAGGACGTACACTGCAGGTAAAGGAGCAGGTGAAGTCCATTCAGGAAGCGGAGCGTTTGGCAAAGAAGAAACTTCGCGAAAAGAACCATGATGAATGGTCAATCAGTATTGACGCCATGGGAGACTTCAACCTTCTGGCCGCCATGACGGTGAATATAGTAGGATTCGGCGGCAAATTTGACGGGAAGTACATCATTACCAGTGCTAAGCATGATATGGGGAATGGGTATACCACCAGTATTGATTTACGGAGGTGCCTCAATGGATACTAGCCAGCTGAAAAATATGGTCAGGGTAGGAATTGTATCCAGTGTAAATGGCCCTGCCTGCACTGCCAGGGTGACTTTCCCGGACAAAGACAATATGGTGAGTGCAGAGCTTCCGGTGCTGCAGCTGGGTTCATACGGGACAAAAGGCTACTGCGTGCCCGAAGTAAATACAAAAGTAGTCTGCCTGTTTCTCCCGAATCCTTCCGGGAACGGGATGAATGCAGGGTTTATTATCGGCGCTTACTACAGCGGGGATAAGCCGCCTGCGGAAAGTGACGCTTCTGTCCGGTCAGTCAGATTTCCTGACGGAAGTCTCATCCAATACGACAATGGAACGATAACCATCAGCGCAGCCAAGAAAATCGTACTGAAGGCGCCGGTAATCAACATCAACTAAGGAGGAAACCATGCCGAAAGCTACAAGACTGGGAGATAACGATACGGGGCATGATGCCTGCCCGCCTACGGCTTTAGTATCAGCCAGCGGAGATGTCTTTATTAACGGGAAGGGAGCCGGACGCGTAGGAGACGCTTACGCTCCCCATGGATGTGATGTGCATCCTTCACACAGCGGAAACATTACATCCGGAAGCAGCTCGGTATATATCAATGGGAAGGCGGCAGCCCGCATCGGAGACCCGGTAAGTTGCGGAGGAAGTGCAGCGCAAGGCTCTCCGGATGTTTTCATAGGAGGATGACATGATAGTTGGATTTTTAGATGACATACCTTTCATCTCATCCAGGGCCAGAGTAAGGACCTTTGATGAGTACAGCCGCCAGGCAGAAAGCCGATGGCAGGAACACGACGTCATGGGAAGCAAACCGCTGCTTGAATTCGTGGGGCCTGGCCTGAATGAAATTTCATTCAAAATGCTCCTCAGGAGGAACCTTGGCGTGAATCCGGAAAAGGAAGCAGATAAGCTTCGCAAGCTTAGGGATAGCGGGACAGTGGTTCCTTTCATTGTTGGTAACAGTCCTGTGGGCAAAGGTTTTTGGATTGTCAAAAGCGTATCCGAACAGACAACTTTGTGGAGCCGCTTTGGTCATGCTCTTTCCACGACACTGAATGTAACACTGAAGGAATACGCGGATGAGACATTGAATATTTCCGTAGGCAGTGTATGGAGGAGCCTGTTATGAATTATTTGATAGACCCGCTGAAAACAATAGACTTTTCTCCGGATACAGAAATAGAGGAGATTCTGCAGAACGTGAGAACTATTCTGACTACGGTCAAAGGTTCTGTGCCGCTGGACCGTGATTTTGGGATAGATGGCTGCTACGTGGATAAACCGATGCCGGTGGCCAGGGCGAAACTTTCTGCAGAAATCATGAAAGCAGTACAGAAATATGAGCCCCGCGTAACAATTTCATCCATATCATTCAGCGGAAGCCAGGATGGAGTGCTGGTACCTAAAGTGGAGGTGAGAATTAATGGAACTAAGTAACCTGAATCCGATTTCCTTTGCGGACGCAGATGCGGAAACCGTCAAAACGGAAATCATCAAAAAATACGAAGAGGCATCGGGAAGGACGCTTGCCCTGGGAGACCCTATCCGGCTCTTCCTCCTGACCGTTGCCGATGTCATCATACATCAACGTGAACTCATCAATTTTACCGGCAGGATGAACCTGCTGGCTTATGCCGAAGGTGACTATCTTGACCATCTGGGAGCGCTGCTGGATGTAGGGAGGATTCAATCTCAGCCTGCATCGGTCACGCTGAAGTTCACTCTTTCCACATCGGAGAATGGGGCCACGGTTATCCCAAAGGGAACGAGGGTTACCGGCGGAGATGAAAAAATCTATTTTGCCGTGGACGAAGACACCACCATTCCTTCCGGTGAAAAGGAAGGGACGGTCAAGGCCACCTGCACGGAGAACGGTACAAAGGGGAATGGATTTTCTATTGGTACCTTAAACAAGCTGGTGGATCCTCTGCCATTTGTCGGAAGCGTATCCAATACCACTATTTCCGCAGGCGGCGGAGATATGGAAGCCGATGATTCGTATCGTGAAAGGATTCATGAAGCGCCCGAGTCATTTTCCGATGCCGGCTCCTATGGAGCTTATAAGTACTGGGCTAAAACAGCCAATGCAGATGTTTCAGATGTATATGTTTCCTCACCATCTGCCGGCGAGGTGCTGATTGTGCCTTTACTTTCCGGCGGAAAGATACCGGAACAGGAAGTTCTGGACAAGGTGATGGAGGTATGCAGCGCAGAAAAGGTCAGACCGTTGACAGACCATGTGACCGTATCTGCGCCCACCACGGTAAGCTATGATGTCTCTGCATCCTATACTATTTCCAGCGACAATAAAGCCCACGCTTCTGAAATCCAGGCCGCCGTGAAGCAGGCGGTGGATGATTACATTCTTTGGCAGCGGGAGAAGCTGGGAAGGGATATTGATCCATCAAAACTCTATGCCCTGATGGTAAAGGCAGGAGCTGAAAAAGTAACCGTCACATCTCCCGCACTTACAACAGTGGATGCGGACAAAATAGCAGTGGCCAGTACGCCGGACATTACCTTTGGAGGGGTGAGCAGTGAATGAAACTGAATGAAACGGAAATTTCAAAAATCCTTCCTTCATCCCTGCAGGCCGATGAAAATGTGGTGCATACATCTAAAGCAGTAACAGATTCTGTAAACAATGTCACCGCCGAAACGGTGAACGAGCTGATTATGAGCCGGATTGATGAGCTGACGGAACCGGTAGTGAATTCACTGGCCTGGCAGCTTCATGTAGACACCTACAGTGAAGACCTGAACATTGCACAGAAGAGGGAACTGGTAAAGAATGCAATAAAGGACCATAAGTACAAAGGGACGTCCTGGGCCGTGAAATCAGTGGTCAAAGTGCTCGTGAACTATGCGAAGGTGGAAGAATGGTTTGAATACAAAGGGAGCCCTTACCATTTCCGGGTGAACGGAAGTTATGGACCTATTTTCAATGGTGATTCACTGCAGAGCCTGGTAAATGCCATCAATGAAGCAAAAAATGTGCGTTCCTGGCTTGACAGGATTTCATTCGAAAGACAGAAGACGGTGAGCAAACATCTAGCCATGCCTGTTGCTATGTATAAGGAAATTCGTATAGGTCTGCAGGACGCAGGCCCGCAGAATACGGCAATGAGTAAAGCAATTTACATGCCCGTATCTATTTTCAAGGAGGTAAAAGTAAATGGCTGATTTCAAAGCAGGAGTATTAACAAATCTGGGTAAGGCGCTTGCCGCCAAAGTAGAAGCCGGAAAATGTAAGTTGCAGTTCACCAATATGAAAGTAGGCGACGGTTCTCCATCATCATTTGAGCAGATGACCGATCTGGCAAGTCCTAAAAAGGTATTGGACCTTTCATCCGTGACTCCGTACGACAAAGGGACCTGCGATGTGGAAGCCGTAATAACCAATGCCGATCTGGATAAAGGCTTCTATCTGAAGGAAATCGGTCTCTTTGCTACAGATCCGGATGTCGGAAAAATTCTCTATTGCGTGGCCACCGCCGGCGATGCTGATTACATCCAATCAAAAGGTGGAGCTACCGTATTGAGCGTGGCAATCCATATGACAATCGCCATCAATAGCGTAGACGATGTAGTGACGGACGTTGATATAAAAGGCCTCGTGACGGCAGCAGACCTTAAGGTACATAACGAATCAGAAACTGCCCATGAGAACCTGCTGATGGTGACAAGTACGGCGGATAAGCCTGCATTCATGTCAGATAGAGGACTTTGGGTTGAAGTACTGGAGTGATACCATGTTCCTATTTCATGAAAAGACTTGTGCCATACAGCTCACCAGGGGTGATACCGGTACTCTTAATTTCGATTTCCAGATGGAAATTGACGGGGAAGCAGTCAAAGACTATGCAGCCGTATTTCATCTGAGAAAGAATAGTCTGCTTACTTATCCACTCCTTGCATCGGTTCCATTGGAAGCGGGGGAGCTCTTTATCAGCCATGAGCTCACGAAGGATTTAAAGGCAGGCGAGTATCTTTACGACATTGAAATCACGGCAGGTAAGAATGTGATGACCTACGGGCCCTATCCATTCATCATAGAACCGGATGTGGGGTGAGAATATGGGAGAAACCATCCACGCAAAAGTAACTGTCCATGCTTTATCTGCCCATGCATTACACATCAAAACAGGAATCACAGAAGTAAAGCCGGGAGGAGATTTTAATGGACAGGGTTCGGCTCATGTAATTAAGAAATTCGCAAAAAAGGCAGATTTCCCGTCATTGGGTGATAAAGAGTGTCTGTATGTGGATATGGAAGATAACATCACTTATGTATGGGATGAAGGAAATTTAACATATACACCCATCGCCAGCGACTGGCATGATATCAGGATTATTAACGGAGGAGAAGCATAATGGCAACACAAACGTTGAAGAATGTAATTTTACAGCTCAGAACCGGCAGTGCCACGCAATGGGCCGCAAGTACTCGCATCCTGGCCGTCGGGGAACCGGGCGTAGAGACAGACACCGGGCGCATTAAAGTCGGAGATGGAACTAACCTCTGGTCTGGACTGCCATGGTCCGGAGCTGCTATTAGTAAAAGCACTTCCAATGGGAGCCTTATGGTCAATGGGGCGGATATTGTGGTGTATGCACTGCCAGTCGCTACAAGTGACGTTTTAGGGGGGGTGAAATCTTCAAGCGGTACCGGGAAAGTTACTGTGGACAGTACAACAGGTACGGCATCCGTGAGCAATGTAGCCAGTGCGAATAAACTGTCAACTGAAAGGACAATCAGCCTTTCCGGAGATGTAACCGGTTCCGGCAGCTTTGACGGTTCAGCTGGTTTAGCAATTACCACGGCCCTTGCCGGGCAGGCATTCACGGCAGGCACTTATACAAAGGTAACAGTCAATACCAAAGGTATCGTGACCGGCGTTGCAAATATTTCCGAATCCGATTTACCAAGCGGCATCAGCGTAGGAAAGATTTCAGGATTGGGGAGTGCAGCTACGAAGAATACAGGCACTGCATCCGGAAATGTACCGATTCTGGGCAGTGATGGAAAACTTGACACCGCAGTCCTTCCCGCTTTGGCAATTACTAATACATTCACTGCTACCAGTAAGGCGGACATGATTAAACTTACTGCCCAGACGGGAGATGTGTGCGTAATTACCAGCGACGGTGACAAAGGCTCCTACATTTTGACCAAGGACGACCCTACACAGACCATCAACTGGCAGATGCTGACACCTCCTACATCTGCAGTTACCAGTGTAAACGGGAAGACCGGGATCGTTACGCTGACTACAGCAGACATCAAAGAAGGAAGTGAACTCTACTGGACACAGTCCAGATTTGATACTGCCTTTGCAGCGAAGAGTTCAACAGACCTCAAGGATGGGGCCTCTATCGTGAAAACTACGGACACCGTGGTCATCAACTGCGGCAATGCATAGGCGGTGGTCATTATGGCCACAAAGACAATAACCGGAAAAGTACAGAGCCGTATTGATACAGCCGCTAACTGGTCAAGCAAGAACCCTGTTCTGCTGGAAGGAGAACTGGGTATTGAATCAGATACACACCGAATGAAGGCAGGAGACGGAACAACGGCATGGAACAGCCTGCCATACCTCAGAGGTCCGACGGATTCGAATATTTCTGTTTCTATTGAGCCATCCGATGGGACGGAGACTTGGATAGAAGTGCCCGTTGAGAATCTCATTGTCGGCAGCACAGAACCTACAGACCAAAATAGTATTTGGATGGAAATAAAGGAGTAAACATCATGAGTATCTTAAAATCAATTATGCACCATTGGAACAAGACCACAAATAGCTACGACATACTGCATCCGGAGACAGAATCCTCCCAGATTACCGACTGGCATAGCGGTATCATGGCAAGCCTTGCCAGCAAGACCCTTGGGACCGTGGTGGATGCTATTACTACGGATTCCGTGCTGGGGAAGCTTATCAAGATGCTGCTGGATGCGAGCGGCGTTAAATATCTCATCGACACCAACGGATATGTTTGTTTCGGCAGTCTGTTTGGCGGATTAATTATACAGTGG